GTCCGACTCACGACAGTTGTTATGTCGTGAGTGGCGCTAGTGCAACATCGCGTCGCGAAATCAATCGCGACGCAGGACCAGAGTGACGTCAGGCTTTTCACTGTCCCTCCTATATAGGGGGTGTACAGATCCCTAGCCTATGCGTCAATGCCGTCAGATCCGGCGATGGTCTGGGAAATGCTGCCGTCGCCATCCGCTGTAAAGCGGAGGCAAACTCGATCGAGCTTACGACAAGCTCGGGCGAATTCATCGACAGCTTCCCATTCATCGTCTCTCAGCTGTGAAGCCGAGGGAAAATGTACCGACACAGCGATATGGGTAAACCCAAACCGCTGATAGGATACAAATTCTGATCTAACGTTCACTCGATTATCTACCGACAAAAATCTTGTCCGTAGATAATCGCTTCACCCACCAGGTACAGGAGACCGACAGCCACGTTTACAACTACCAGAACCTTCTTGGTAATGGTAGTACGTGCCTGTTGATCAGTCTTCCTACGCCCAGGAGAGAAATCTCTCCTAGGTGATTCGCGAGAATATCTGAACCGTCGCGGTTCAGGATCCCCGCGAGAACTTGGAGGCACGCTCAAAGCTAATCAGCGTCGAATCTTTACGATTCGCCGGCGAGAAGCTTCGTGATGAGCGCGTCGGAGGTGGCGGAGAACTGGTTTTTGAAGCCAGTGTAAACTCCGAGTTGCTCGGCAGCCGTATAGCCGCCGCGCCGTGGGACGTCGAAGACGATGTAAACCGCCATCGACACATCCACATTCTCAGCCGGACGGAAAACGTCCGGTGCCAACTTCGAAGTGTCGATTCGCAACATGCGCCTGGTTCGCTTCCCATAGTCATGGGAAGCGGTCATGCGCAGGAGCCCGTCAGCGCTGAGGTATTCCGACTTGTTCTCACCCAAGCTAACGCGAGGGAGAGGGGTCGTGACCGCAGCGATTGTGACGGTTTGCGGATCGGTGAACGACATAGGCAATCACTCCTAGGAGCTACGTAAAGCTCCCGATTGGCGTTGTGACGTAGATAGTACATCTATCGATCACGACTTGGCAAGGCCAAGCGCGGCGATAATCGCCTGTTGGCGTAGGGAAAGTTTCCCTACGTCCAGGCCGAACCCGTATGGTGTTGCCTGACGACGAAGCTTAGTTTCTGAAACTAAGACAACGTCGTAAGGAAGCACGGACGACCGTAATCCGGTCGGCCCTGTATAAGTGTAGGTACGTTCTGAAACAGTATGTTCCATTATGTACCCGTACTTCAACACCTGGCCATCGAATGCCCAGTTACTCCAATTATTGATGATATCACCAGTATTGGAGAACCAGTCGAGAGCCCAACTCCAGGGCATAAGGTTCCAGACGGTGTCTGGCGTCAGTGTCAGACCAAGAAGTTTCTTGGCCTGAAGGACATTTGAAGCTACCTGACCACGACCGTGAACGGTCACGGGAAGGTAGTACACAAATGCTCCTGAAAACCACCGACGTATCGTTACCTTATCGGTACGATACACCTTGCCCCGATTATTGCGACTGGGATCACTCAACACTCCGCCCGATGGTAGATACCACGGATCGGTGTCCTGTTGGACGAGTTGAATTTTCTCAGTCACAATCTCCGGGAACTCAAACCTGCGGCGTACCAACTTGCCAGCATCGCGTTCGTATTGCGCCCAGAGGGCGTCACGATCACGAATAGCCTTAGAAACTTTTCTAAGGTCATTGACAAGAGGCTTCCAGCCAAACTCGACGTTGAGGTACTCGTGACCAATGGAATTTCGCAATTCCTGGCCACTCATACCTCGCCACTTTCTAAGGGTGGCACCCAGGAGAGCCGGAAGGCCCTCCCGTACGGTTTCGCCGAGAAGAACTGAAAGATCCGCGACTGGATTGGACGGACTAACCTTCGATATGGCCTCCGTTCCGAACTTATACAGTTCGGAATCAGGAGAATCCGCATAAGGCGGATAAGCCATAAAGTTGGGTGCAATCGGCAGGAACGGTCCACTATATGTGGTCGAAGCCTGCTGATTGTAGCCGTCGTAGACCCATGGCGAGCCCAAGCCAGCTGAACCACTAAGTGATTCAGCATAACGCTTGCGCATCGTAAATGGGCCACCCAGATCACCCCTGAAAACGCCCCACGGATGTGGGTGTTTCCAGGCGGGATGAGTTTCTGATTCAGTAACCTGAATCCCGATCAGATGTTTGAACGCTTCGGTACTATCTCCAAGATACAAATTATTGGAGTAGACCTCACCAGTGTCAGTATATCGACGCTGATGACGAAGCTGCCCACGAGTTGAAAACTTGTAGGGAATGGCTCTCTTCTTGATAGAAGTGAGCAACTCTTCGAACCTCCGATCGGCCGGGAGTGGTACGGATGTGAAGCTCAAAGCTTCAATCTGAACCAACAATGCGTAGCACCATAGGTCCAGGATGTACTGCACTGCGCCCTAGGGGCCCTCACGGGCC